GTTGGAAGGTAAAGATTTGTATCGTGTGATGGCTTCAGAGTTTCGTGCTTTGCGTCAGCAGTTGGAGGCATCAGAGTAGAATCGGCGCATTGCTGGTGAGCGCACGTTTGTTGTCAAGTTTCTATCGGATACCGATAACGCAACGCGTGGCTTTGGCAAACTCACTTCTGGACTGAAAGGAATTGACAAGGCAACAGGTGGCCTGATCCCAGGTTTCAGCAATATCGGTTTGGCTGCGACTGCTGCATTTGGTGCTGTTGCTGCTGGATTGACTATTGCGGCGAAGGCTGCGATCGAAGATGAGAAGTCACAGGCATTGTTGCAACGACAGTTGGAGAAGACGTTCGGTGCCAATGAGGAGTTGACCACTTCGGCTGAACGATACATTTCGGTGACCCAGTTACGCACCGGAACAAGTGATGTGGAGCTCCGTGACTCGCTCAGTACTTTGGTTCGTGCAACTGGTGATCTGACCAAGTCACAAGATTTGTTGAACACTGCTCAAGACATTTCGGCGGCAACAGGTCGAGACTTGGGTTCGGTCACTTTGGCATTGGCTAAGGCAAGCCAAGGACAGTTCACTGCGTTGTCTCGACTTGGTATTCCGCTTGATGAGTCAACCAAGAAGTCGAAGGACTTCGGCAAAGTGTTGGAGTTGTTGGAAGGTCAGTTTGGTGGTGCTGCTGATGCGGCTGCAAATACCTTCGGTGGCAAACTCAAAATCATTCAAGGCCAGTTCGGTGAGATCGTTGAAACGATAGGTGCAGCGTTGCTTCCTTATCTTGACAAGTTCGCCACATTCCTTGTCGAGAATGTTGCCCCAGCCGTACAGCGAATTACGACGGTGATTGGTGAGAAGGGTTTGATTGCAGGTTTCCAGCAGTTGGTGTACGAGTCTGGAAGTGCGGCACCGAAGATCATCAATGCGTTCAAGGCACTGACACTTGGAATTGCTGGGGCGGCCAATGTGGCTGCTCGATCATTCTATGTGCTGAAGGCTAACTTCCAATTCTTGACTGGCAGCCCTTTGGATGCGGTCAAGACCTTCGCCAAATCCTTTGACGAGTTCATTGATGTTGACAAGTTGTCTGCACAGTTTGATGGGTTTGCTAGGGCTGTTGACAACTATGCGGTGCGAGGTGTCCCGTCAGCGATTCGTGCGCAACAAGGTCTGAAAGGTTCAGTTGAGGAATTGACTGGTGATGACACGAGCGGTTTGAAAGGTGCAACGAAGGCAATCGTTACGGCTGAGCAAAAGTTGAAGTCCTATGGAGATTCGTTGAAGAAGTCAACTTCATTACAGATTAGGTTTAGTGATGCGCAGAAGTCTGAGAAAAAGTCGCTCGCCACGTTGACTGATGCCAATAATGATTTGGCTTCTGCTAAGGCTAAGTTGGCTCAGATTGAGCGTGGCTTTGGTGTTGGTTCACCGGAGGCGTTGGCTGCGCAGGCTGAGTTGGCTAAGGCTCAGCGTTCGCAGGAGCGGGCTGTGTATGCGGTTGAGGAGGCTGTGTTCTCTGTTGCTGATGCTGAGAAGAATCTTGCTGAGATTCGTAAAGACCCTGAGTCGTCTGCGATGGATATTCGTCGTGCTGAGATTAACTTGGCTGAGGCGAAGTTGTCGGTTGCGGATGCTACCGATTCACAAGCTGAGTCGACTAAGGAGTTAAATGACCAGCAACGGTTGCTGAATGATGCAATCTTTGGTGCGACTGTTGGTTCCATTCTTTATGACCAGGCGTTGCGTGATGTTGAGGATGCAACCCGTCAACAGGTCTCAGCGTATGAGGCTTGGGAAGAAGCGGTCACTAACACGAAGAACGCTCAGGATGATTTCAATGCTTCGTTGCAGGCGACAGCTGATTTGATTAGAAAGTATCCGAAGGTTTTGGGTGGGATGCCTAACCCGATGGCGAACCTTGTTCCTGATAGCACTTTGGCAAATAATGCTTCAAGCCTGTTTAATGGTGGCGGTATGGGGAATGTCAACATCGAGGTCAACGCTGGATTGGGTGCGAGTGGGATTGAGATTGGTCAGGAGATTGACCAGTACTTGCGTGAATATCTTGGCTTCTCTGGTCAGACATTCTCGTTTGGTTCTATCGGGAACTTTGTTGGCACTCTGTAATGGCTAAGCAAGCGATATGGGGGGAAACCCTTAAGGTCAATTTGGATGTCGGGTTCAAGACCAACATCTTCAAACTTGACTCCAGCCTCCTTGATGGTGAGGACACCCTTGAGGGTTCCACAGAGTTCGTAGATATTACCGAGTATGTTCAGAACATCACGATCAATCGTGGACGCAACAACCAGCTCGACACATTCAACACCGGAACACTTGCCATCCTCGCTGATGACCGTGCATCAGGCAGGTCATTCGACCCGTTGAACACAGACTCACCTTGGTATCAGGGAGACTTGGGTATTGCCCCACGTCGAGCGATTGAGGTTTATGGTGGTTCGGCTGGAACGGCTGCGATGTTCAAGGGTTACATCTACGACTTGAACATTGAATACGATGAGCCACAGTTGTCGTCAGCACAGATTCTCGCTGTTGACGCTTTGGCACAGTTAGCCCAAACGAACCTTGTCGGGTTCAATCCTTCGCAACAGCTCACGTCTGAGCGGGTTGACGCAATCTTGTCAAGGAATGAGGTGTCGTGGTCGACTGCGTTGCGTGAGATTAACGCTGGGTTGGCGACGGTTGGGACGGTTGCGTATGAGGATAATGCGAATGCGTTGGAGGCTTTGCAGGCTTTGCAGGTTTCGGAGAATGGTCGGTTCTATGCGTCTCGTGATGGGATGCTGGTGTTTGATCCTCGTATTCAGGTTTCGTTTGGGACGGCTGTGGCGGTGTTGGGTGGGACTGCTGCGACTGATGTTCCGATTCGTTCGTTGAATAATTTGTATGGGGCGGAGACTGTGTTGAATCGTATTTCGGTTCAGGTGCAGGGTTCGAGTGTGTTGAGTGTGGTGAATGGTACGGCATCACAGGCAGAGTATGGGATTAAGAACTTTGCGTTGAATAATTTGCCGTTGGTGAATGATGCTGCGGGTTCGGCTTTGGCTGTTGCTTTACTTGATAGGTATCAGACACCGGAGGTGGTGTTCAATGAGACAAGTGTGTTGTTGAACGGGTTGTCTTTGGCTCAGCAGGAGTTGATGGCCTCGTTGGAGATTGGCGATATTTTGACGGTGGAGAAACGGTTTGCTGTTGGTACGCCTTCGGTGGTTCAACAGAATGTGGTGGTCGAATCCATTCGTCATCAGATCGCCCCGTCACGTCATGAGGTGTTTTTAGGGTTGGGTCAGGTGCAGTTGGTGTTGCCGTTTATACTTGATACCAGCACACTTGATGACACTACTTATGCAGTAATATCTACAAACTCTGTCGAACCCTCAAGGGTGTCAACGCCATCAAGAAGGCTGGAGTCAAGTTTGAAGATGTTGGTCTTGAATCCAACATCCAAATTGACCTTAAGGGTTTCCCCCCATATCGCTTGCCTAGACATTAGAAGATTGAACCGATAGAACCAAACGAGAACTGTCCACCGGTGAAGTTCAAGTATTCCTTCAAATACTGCTCAATCTCCTGACCGACCTCAATTCCACTAGCACCCAACCCAGCGTTCACCTCGATATTCACATTCGGCATACCAAAAGCACCACCAGGTTGATACACGCCACTATTAGCCAAGGTTTGTGCGCCAGTAGTCATAGCCATCGGGTTAGGCATCCCACCCAACACCTTCGGATACTTCGCCATCAAATCTATAGTCGCTTTGATGGACTCATTCAACCTATCCTGCGCATCCTTCTCACGATCAAGCGCATCAACCAAAGCTTCAGCAGCCTCAGCCTGACGCTCCTTCGCATTATTGACCGCCTCCAAAGCGTCATCATAAATAATTGAACCGATGGTGGCACCAAAAATTGCCTCATTCAACAACTGTTGCTGGTCTTTCAATTCTTTAGTTGACTCCGTTTGAGAATCAGTAGCGTCAGAAACAGCCAACTTGGCCTCAGCCAAGCTAATCTCTGCACGACGAATATCCATAGGCGAAGACTCAGGATCACTACGAACCTCAGCAAGATTCTTCTCAGCATCAGCAACCGAGAAAACAGCCTCCTCAATCGCATACACA